AGCAATTGTCCTGATTGGCAAAGTGAAATTGTCACCTTAATTGATAGCAATATATTTGATGTTGTCAATCCTCGCAGAGAAATTGGGTTTGATAATACAGGCGCAACTGCAGAGGAACAGATTACTTGGGAACACAAAGCACTTGGTTTAGTAGATGCTTGTATATTTTGGTTTCCAAAAGAAACACTTTGTCCTATTAGCCTATTTGAGTTAGGTGGTATGCTGCATCGTGCTAAGCACAGAAATGTAAGATTGGTTATAGGTTGGCACCCGGAATATCAACGTGCATTTGACCTAAAAGTTCAGATCAAACTAGAACATCCCGAAGAGAAATATATTCTACATGCTGCACCCGGTTGGAATGAACTATGTGCTGTAGTAAAGAAAACTTGGGGTTGACATGATAGAAATTTATGCTATATTACTACTTACTTGCTCCGCTTTGCTGATGGTCAGCGGAGATCTCTAAAATCCTGCAGAACGGTTTCGAATACCGTGCGGAGCGCCAACTATAAAAAGACAATCATGCGCGAACTGTAGAACTTAAACAAAAATAATAACCTAATATCTATAACTCAAACCCACGCGGTCTTCTGCGTGGGTTTTTTCTTGACACAAAAATCAACAAAGGAGCAATAAAATGACCGTAGAAATCGCATGTAAAGAAGCTGTATTTCATTTCAATAAACACCATTTGGTAGATCCAACAACACCTATGTGGACTATTAAAACAGGTGGTAAGACGTTGTATGTTGAGCATGTTACATCAAACATGGCATGGAGTACCAAAGAAACACCTGACAATACCGCAACAAAGGGATCGCTCAAGTTTAAAAATGCCCTGCTGACAATTGACGACGAGAACTGTGCTATGTTTTCAGAATTAACCAGTGCGGATCTTGCTCGGCTGCGTGCTATGAAAAGAAACTACGCACGAATTCTAATTACAAGCCGATTTGCTGAAATAGCCAGTTGGTTAAAAGACAATGCCGTTAAGCACTCTACCATAAAAAACATTCAGGGCAGTTGCGGCAGCCGATTTGCCATGTGTGACATCAAACGCCAAGAAGACCTAGTCATGATGGCACTGGTGTTCCAAGGCAGTTACAGAGTTCTTCAGCCAAACGAAACCTATTTTAGAGCCTACGACGATCCTGAATTATTGCGGCAACTTGAAAACGATGAATTGGACGACAGGGACGATGATGAGGACGATGATGAGGATTAAAATCAAAAAATTATAAAAAAATGTCTAAAATAAGCTTTTTTCCAATTGACATATAAATAAAACGCGCTATAAATAGTGACATAAGAAGGAACGAGAATTCATAAACTATGACACAAGAACATTATACACTCTGGATTTTTACACGCCAACAGGCTAGTAATCCCGTGTGGAGGTCTGTCACTTAGTCTAAACTTATAGACAAGCATGTGACAGACCCCGGAAGCAACAGCTTACCGGGGTTTTTGTTAGGTTGAGTTTGTGAACTTGACGACGGGTTTGGTTACCCAGGGCCAGGATTTGACGCACAAATCCAGAGGCTGGGGACTCGAGGAGGGCAACAAGGCTTGTGTGCCGGATACCGATTCGAGGCTAGGTTAGATAGAGATCGCCTAGCAGGAGTTTCCATATAGGGAACTTCTTCTTTGATGATGCATGGGATGGTGGTGAGGGAAAGCCACCATCCCAAGTAAAAAAACAATTGACAGATACTATTTTTTTAGGTAGTATGTGTTAATTGTTTTGTTAATTAACTCGGTGTAGGATAGTCTGGCTTATTCCGCCTGCTTTGGGAGCAGGAAATCGCAAGTTCAAATCTTGCCACCGAGACCATAAATGTTGGGGGAGCGGCTGAGTTGGAGAGCGGGGGACTGTATACATAGTTATACTCAGTCGGAGATAACTAAATGAATTGTAATTTTTACCAAAAAAAATTTCCAAATGCTGGTTTGATTGCCATGCACGAAAGTAGATGTAAACTAAATCCAAATAGGTTGCCAGGAACATTTACTGGAAAATCACATACAACAGAGACAAAGATAAAGCAAGCAAAGTCATTTGTTGGAAAAAATCCAACAGGATTAAAAGATGTAAGTAAACGAACCGCAAGTAAAATACTTATAAGAATGGGTCTTGGATGTTCAAGATGTGGTTGGAGAGAAGCATCGCTGGATATACATCACATATTAGCCAAAAGCAAAGGTGGTTCAGATGATAACTCAAACTTAACTGCATTATGCCCTAACTGTCATAGATTAACTCATGCGGGCAAAATTACAGAGCATGTTAATATTGATGAACAAATAGGAGATAAATGGAAGGATTTCTACTTTTCTCTAAAGAAATAATGGGGAGTATGATCGAGTGGACGGTCACCAGACTGTAAATCTGGCGCCTAATGGCACGGTTGGTTCGAACCCAACACTCCCCACCATCTGCATATGGGCCTCTAGTGCTAGCGGGAACACGTCGCCTTTGCACGGCGAAGTTCGGGGTTCGACTCCCCGGAGGTCCACCAAATAATGCTGGCATAGCACAACGGTAGTGCAACGGTTTTGTAAACCGTAGGTTGGGAGTTCAAATCTCTCTGCCAGCACCATTTTATAGAAAATCTATTGACCGATAGTTAAATGGTATAACAAGGTCCTGATAAGACCTAGTTGGAAGTTCGATTCTTCCTCGGCCAACCAATTTCGTAGGTCCGTGGTGTAACGGTAGCATGCCGGTCTCCAAAACCGTTGGCGGGGGTTCAAATCCCTCCGGGCCTGCCAATTTTTCTTAGAGCGCCGCATCGCCGGGCTACGAACCCGGATTTGGACGGTGAGCGCCAAGCAGATCTATATACTTTAGAACGACTCCCGAAGTAAATCAGTAGGCAGGGCACGTTGCCATGTGTTGTCAAAGTATACTGCTCTAGCACTGAGAAGCCACGGCCCACTTTAAGGGTACAGCCCAGGCAGAGCAAGAATTTTATGGCGAGTAGAGGCAGCAAGTGTGGCCGGGAGTCTGTGAAACTCTCGAGACGGGAGCGTTACCCGTTACTCACCCCATATATTGCTATAGAATCACTCGGCGTAGTGTTATCCCGTGCGGTCATAGCATTTAGAAGGTCACAGCATATGTTTATATCCCACAGGATGCATTTCCCAAGTCTGCAGGACTTGAAGGTGGGTGGAATAGAACATGTCGTGACTGCCATAGAATCAGGCCTCAGGGCGAGGAAGATCATGGCACAGGTATAGAATCCAGCAAGTGCGTCCTTTGACGACGAGGGCTACTGGATCATGCCCAAGTTTAACCCAGTGGTTCAAGAGAACCGCCGGTCTTCATACGACTGTGCGAGGCTGGAGCGTTACCAGCAACTGGGGCCACCGTTCGATCTGGATCTTTGCTACGAGGATCTTTCATTCTCTGGCAAGATCTGCGTAAAAACACCAAAGCCCAGGGATTACCACGCGCTAACGGAGGCCGTGCGTGATCGATTGGGATTGATGTAGCCAATTGGACCGGAGCACCTTGGTGGGTCAGCTGGGCTCTTAATCCGGCATCGGTGAGTTCGATCCTCACCCGGTCCTCCAAGTTAGAGCACGACGAGAGCAGATAGCCCGCCCTATTCCGAGATGCAGCCGTAGGATGGGGACTTGAGCGCAAGAGGGTCAGGGCAGCACTGGCGGTAGGTTCTAAGCATCATATGTAGGCTCGTAGCTCAGAGGCAGAGCAGCTGGCTTTTAACCAGCGGGTCGGGATTTCGAAATCCCCCGAGCCTGCCATTTTTTTGGGAGAGATGGCACAGTGGACGACCAGACGATAAATATCTCCATGTTATTGGAACATGAGGTTCCGATGCATAAACCAAGGAGAGAATGATGCTAACAGAAGAAATGCGGCAGTTGATCGATAAGATGGAGAAGATCTCTATCTCACATAGAGACATGATAATCGAAGGTTTTAGCCGTCGAGGGCTATTAGCCGGGTTGGTTGCTGCGATTCTGGCTCCAAAAGCCAATATAGCAGCTGACGCAATCGACCAGCTGGTCACCACCGTTCCACAAACATCTCTTGATCTGTTTAACGATCTTCTATCAGTAGCTGTCCATGACAAGCAGGCCTGGACGCGTTTTTGGCGCCAGATCCCAAATGTCAACGGTGTGGATGACTTTCTCATGGATGATGAACGCAAGGAATTGCGTCACAAGTATGGTGAGTACTGGAGCGAGTATCTGTATAACCTAACCGATAACAACAATCTAAATGATCTGCAAGCCATCAGGAAAATGCTCGGCCGAACACCACGGTACGAGCAATTCCTTGCGGTACTCGACCGTCATGGCATTGATGTCATGCAAGGAGATTGGGAGAAACTGCTTGATTGGTTTTGGAGCGATGAAATACGTGCGGCTAACAAGGCCATGGACGATGCCAGGAAACTGGCAGACCGGGGTATTGGCAGGCAGGACATAAACAAGGCTGCCAATGCGATGAGCCGGGCGATGATATCGCCGACGGGTGCCGTTGAAATTGGCAGCGTGCCGTCCGCTCATGCTGGGAGCATATCAACGGCAGCAAGGTTGTTGGCCAGGTTGCTTGGGCAATCTCCGGCTACGGTGAAAAATCTCGGTGTGACACTAAAACCATCAATTGATCAAACAAAACAAACACCACAGATTGCCTCTCCTCAGCTCGACGTTTACAGTGATCTAGCAAGAGACCTTAACAAGAGCAAGGCATCGGTTGATCGAGATAACTGACAGATAACCATCTGGATGACCTTTTTTACAAGTATTGAGAGATATGGTTGAGTGGACGACCAGCAGACTGTAAATCTGCCGCCTCCGGGCACGACTGGTTCGAACCCAGCATCTCCCACCAATAACCCCGGGGCGGCACCATTTGGGCGTGATGCATGTGGGTTCGAATCCCACACAGTCCACCATTTAAGGGCTGGCCGGATTGCTATAAAGCTACGGTGACAGGCTGATCCCCTACAGTGTTCGACTCACTGCACGTCCACCAAGATACTATCCCAACGTTCAACCGGATGAACGCCAGTCTAATAAATGCACCTGTATCCCTCTCCGCTACGAACGGAGCGAAAGGTAACTGGAATCATGCAGGTTCAACTCCTGTCAGGTGCTCCAATTTTTTAATTATATTGCAAAAATCGTCATTGCTCCTATAGTATAAAAGTAGAACAAGGCTTTGGTAAAGCCTAGACGCAGGGGCGGTACCTGCTAGGAGCACCATCATTTAATGCGGGGTGGAGAAAAACAGGTGGTATACCACTGAATTGATAAATACCGTATGAAATACACAATTTATCAAATTACCAATTTAATCAATAAAAAGATTTATATAGGCAAACACCAAACCCAAAATATAAACGACAATTACTTTGGTAGCGGCATAGCTTTACTTAAAGCTATTGCTAAACATGGAAAAGAAAACTTTGTAAAAGAGATATTATTTGTTTTTGACACAGAAGAAGAAATGAATAATAAAGAAAAAGAGTTGATTACGGAAGAATTTGTTAAACGGAAAGATGTCTACAATCTCGGTGTCGGAGGCGAAGGCGGACCTCACTTCAAGGGTAGAAAACACACAGAAGAATCCCGGAAAAAAATGGGTAGACCTGGGAAACAAATATCCGCCGAAATGCGGAAGAAATTATCCGAATCAAACAGGCGTAGACTTGTTAGCGAAGAAACCAGAATAAAACTATCAATAAGAAGACATCTTGCCAATGGAAAAACTCTTGAAGAGGCAACAAAGTTGGCAGGAAACAGGAATAATAAACCTACAACTATTACTATTAGGTCTAAATCGCAAGCTATGAAAGATTATTATCAAAATCCGGATAATAGACGTAAAAAATCTGACCAAGTTCGGAAATTAGATAAACAATTTGATCTATTAGCGATTAAAAACGATTATGATTCTGGGTTGAAACCCAACCAAATAATGACCAAATACAATTTAACCAAAAATAGGTATGATCATATACGTGCCTATTACCTAAAAAACTAAAAAATTATTGCGGAGTAGACTGGAGGCGGATCCAGCATGGTCTCATAAGCCATTGACGCACGTTCGACCCGTGCCTCTCGCAACCAAAATCAGCAACAGGACCAACTCGGCAGTTGTATCGCGAGATATCGGTTGAAAACGAAGGGAGCATGCAATGAGTTACTTCAAGGCCAATCAATGGTATCGTATCCCCAACGGCGAAACGTTGGTTCTAAACACCAATTATTGGTGCGGTAGTAATCGATTCGTAATACGTGCATTGGTTCCGGTAACGCCGGTGATAGGTCCTGCAAGCGAGTTTGTACAAGGATACTCCGAAACCAAGTGCAGATCAATGATCTGCGGCAGTGGCATTGCTTGGGAAGATTCCAGCTTTTATGCCGTACAATTTGACGACGACGGCGTAGCTGTGGAGTTCCAGCTGAGATTTTGTTGATTTGCAGGTTTGGGAAGCAAACATTTAGGTTCAACTTGAACCGTTGCAACCATTTATCATAATACCATGATGCCCGATAGTTTAACAGGCAAGAATACCTGGCTTTGAACCAGGAGGTAGTGGGTTCGAGTCCTAGTCGCGGAGCCCTTGGAGTTTGAGATATCTTAGGCTCGAACTCGCATAAATAAAACATAAGAATAACTGTTAAGAGGACACGGACACTTATGTTTTATTTGATTTATAAAATTACAAACAAACTGGATGGTAAGATTTACATTGGTAGCCATAAGACTAAAAATATAGATGATAATTATATGGGGTCTGGAAAGTACTTAAATCACGCATATAAAAAGCATGGTCTTGAGAATTTTGTTAAAGAAATTTTATTTCTATATGACAATGCTAAAGACATGTATGCTAAAGAAGCAGAGATAGTTAATGAAGATTTTTTAGCAGAAACAAATACATATAACCTTAAAAAAGGTGGGTTTGGAGGATTTGATTATATAAACGATACCGGTAAAAATTTGTACGGTAAAAACGGGCAACCTGGATATGGTGGCGAGAATTTACATAAATCTATTACAGCTAAGAGGATGAAACAACAAGGACGATATTTGGAATATGTTAATAAAATTTCAAACCGACTTGTTGAGAAATATGCAAGTGGAGAATTAGTATCTAATTTTGCTAAAAATAATCCGATGCATGACCCGAAGTTAAAACAAAAACAAAAAGAAGCCTTACAGAAAATAAATCATCAACAAGGTGACAGGAATTCTCAGTACGGAACTTGCTGGGTAACACATAAAGATTTAGGTAATAAAAAAATTAAAAAAGAGATGTTAAATGAATACATATCTTTGGGTTATACTAAAGGTAGGGTATTAAACAATTTGGGCTGTTAGTGATAATGGGAGCACGGGGGCTTTGCAAGCCTTAGGTGGGAGTTCGATCCTCCCACGGTCCACCATATTTTTACCCGGATAGTTAAATGGTATAACGGAGGCTTGATAAGCCTTTATTACAAGTTCAATTCTTGTTCCGGGTACCAATTTGGGACGGTAACTCAGTTGGCTAGAGTATCGGTCTTTTAAACCGAGAGTCGCGGGTTCGAATCCCGCTCGTCCTACCAGTGTTTGTTGGCCTATGGTGAAATGGTATCACAACGGATTTTGATTCCGTCGTTCTTGGTTCGATCCCAAGTGGGCCTGCCATTGTTTAAGTTCAGTAGGAATAAATTCTTTTTCAATCCTTTCAAACGAGTTTGTGAAATCTTTACAGGTAGAGAATGATTTATTTGGCGAATACGGTGTGTTGCTAAGATTATATAACATCTTAAATTCAGTGTAATCGTCATTGAACTGCATATTATATTTATGGTAATGTAGCATAATGGTTGTGCACCTCCTTCATACGGAGCAAGGTGCTGGTTCAAATCCAACCACACTGACCATGATAACTATGCAATAACTGGTAGCTGGTTGAAAAGATGTGAATCTGTGCGCCTTTAATTAAGTTGTAGTAGCCGGTTGAGCAGCACTCATCTTTTTGATAAGCTCTTGTCCAAACTGTACAAATTTTTCCCATTGCGCCTTAACATCCTGCTGATCAGCTGGACCTGCAGCAGTTGCGTCTGGTGAAGCCTGTGTTTTAGCCGCTGCATCTTTTCCCGCAGGTAATTTGCCAGGTTCAACTGACACTTCACCACCTTTAGCAACGCTTTGTGCTGCACCAGTGGCAGCGCCATGGATACCTGCTTTAACAGCGCCTTTCTATGTTTCTCCACCTAATTTAGCATTAATTGTGTTGAGCAGACCTGTTCCAACTGCACTAGCGGCTGCTTTTGCTGGAATCGCGCCTAGCCCCATTGTTAATGCACCGGCAGCCATACCAACCGCATTACTCACGCCAGCGAGTATAAGAGTTTGGGTTGCAGGATGTTGTATGCCATATTTTATTTTAGCAAGTATAGATTGTTTGATTTCCGGAGTTTGAATTTTATTTGCAATGCTTGATATTTTCTGTTCAAACCCAGGAACTGGACCAGCATCAGGCTGAGGTAAACGCTCTGCAAAGTTTTGTTATACTGCCTGAGGTAATACTACGTCTTTAGCTGTCACATGATTAGGGTCATCTGCATTTTGCACGGCCGCTGACACAGCTTTTTCAACACTGGCTTTCAAATCGCCGTCAGCTTCAAGAAATTTACCTAATTCAGCTAGATATCTTTTATAAGGTCGCACAACATGATCCCGGAGGATCATGTTGTGTTCTAGTAAAATAGCATCAGATTTGGTTTCGATATCTATTAACCGCATATATTTTACACCTTATTCTCTTGGCACGTAGTAGCCTGGTGGATATCCTGGTGGATGGTAATAGCCTGGAGGTGCTACCTGCTGTTGTGCATAACCCGGTGGATACCCTGGCTGTTGTGTGGTCATCATACTTGCCTTCCAGTTCGATCATATCCTTTTGATCTAGCTAGTGCTATTGCGGCTTCACTGGGATTTTTGATATACCTGATTGCCCGCCCATTTTGTCGAACAGCAGCCAGTTTTATTCTCTCACTGGGATTTTTGATATATTGAATGTCATCTGCGGCATTCTCTGATGATGTTAAATGAGCAATTAACTCACTGTCGTTCATGCGATTTAATCTACGGATATGATCCCGCTGTTCAGAAACATTGGAGCTGTTTCTTGTAGCCTATTTTTGAGCAGATCTCTCTAGTATCCTGGCTGTTGTTGCTGAGCACCAAGTGCAGCTCCTATAGCAGAACCGATCAGAGCCCCCATAAATTGTGCGCCTCTGTTGTTGTGATGATGTACTGGAACAGGGCGGCCTGGTTCAATTATATAAATTGTACGTGCTTGTGCTGGATTAGCTAGTAATGCGGTCGCTACTGCTACACCAGCTGCAACTTTGCCAACATTGCTTTTCCAATCATGGCCGCCTTGCTTTTCTAATTCGGTTTTAAGGTCTTCTGCAGCCTGTGGACTTATTTCGGTGCTGACTTTTTGCAGCGATTGGTCTAGTTTGTTTGTTATTGCAGGAAGAGCCTTTTTACCAACTTCGGTGGCCTTTTTCATCCAGCCAACTGCTTTATCTTTTACTGTAGACAACAGATTTTCAGCTAAGACTCGGTCACCTTCTAGTATAGTCGTAAGGACTGCTAGGCTTTGTTGCTGTTCTTCTGTTACTGCTTTCCAGCTTTCTACAAGAGTTACGTATTTTCTAATTTCTGTGCCTGAGGTCATTATAGTGTTTCCTTATAGTTGTAAAACCATTTGAGTTATTTATTCTGTTTTACAGAATTATAAATATCAAATGCCATCACACATAAAATCTCGAAAATTACACAGAATAGATAAACGTCATATAAAAAATTTCAAGGATCATTTGCGTATTTTTGTGCACGAGCCTGATTGGTCTTGGTCATCAAGCGATGTTGATCCTCGTTACTTACCAAAAGGCATGCTTAAAGATAAAGGATTGTTTGCTACCAGTCCTCTGGTGCTACGTGTAATCCGTAGATAGGCAACCGGTTAAGCCAAAAAAACCGGAGGTTTGTGCAGACAAGTAGTGGAGCCAGTGCCATCAATTCTTGATAGAGCCAGAGTGTTGATGCTATTGCCTGTACGATGATTTTGATCGTGGTGTAATGGACCAACATGATCCGAGAGTAACCAACGAGGTCCATGTGGAATGTGATGCCTATCAAACGCAAAGGCTATAAAAACCAAGCAGGTTGCAAGGACCTACAAGGGGCGCACATAAAGTATGGAAACCAGTTGGCAAGGGTAGGGGTAGTGGTGGTCTAGGCTAACACACCGGCATAGCATTTGCGTTTGGAGCCGGAGATGCGGGTTCGAGTCCCGACGATCAGAGCAAAAAAGCCATTCATAAGAACAATGGTGTATGATTTCAAGAGGTAACAGACTGTCCCTATAGTTTAATTGGTCGAGAACACTAGACTCTCAATCTAGAAATGCGGGTTCAATCCCCGCTAGGGACACCAGCCCAAAGGTAAATAGACCGTGTATGACAGTGACTTATACGACGAAGGATACAAACAGGCCCTAATTGATGTAGCAAAGGTCATTGGGTCCAGTCCTATACCACATATCGATGATACACTAGAGAAACGAGATTTCTGGCGCCTTTTGCGTAAACTAAATGATTGTGATCAAAGTAAATTTGCTATTTTTTCCAGTGGTTATAGAGTAGCCGTAAAGGAGCTCAAATTGCGTGTCGAAAATCTTGCAAAAAACATCTAAATTTATTTTAAATTCAAAAAAAACCAAAATTACTGGTTGCAAACAGTTTGAAAACACTATATTGTATAAGTAATAAGTATGTTTAAACCAATTCTACCAATTGTTTAGAAAATGTTCCGGTGGCCGAGATAATTCAGTGGTATCTCTGCTCAAACATGGTAATCCGTTTCATTAACTCTTCTAATGTTATAGAAGATTTTGAATGTTTGTTTTGATTTGTTCGATGCGGAATGATTCGGCAATTTGCTGGATGTGCAAGTATTTTTGGATCAACACCATTTTTAAATCCATCAGAGACAGAATATAAGTGATCGCGAGAACAACCTTCTAAATTGTTTTTTCTGTTAGCTGCTGAATACCAACCATATTGCTTGATAAGTGCAGATGCATCCATAAACCAGTCTGCATAATCTGTTATACAGAAAGTGAACCTTGTTTGGTATCTATATAAACTTTTGTTATCTATAGTATCTGGATGTATAGTTTTAATAGTTTTTGAATACCATATTTTTCCGGTTATTTTGCACTTGCATAGATATACCCGGATGTATGGGCCAACTATTTGTGATTCAAAAAGTTTTTTGGCAATATATTCTAGATTTTTACTCTCGTGGTTTGGCCTAGTAGCACGTCCTTTTAAAGTTTCAGACCGTTTCTTTTTTGAAATTTCTGATTGAGGACCACGGTGTTTGTTATTGAATTTTGCCGAACAAGATTGGTTGCAAAATTTATTCATGTGTCGTTTGTACGGAATTGTCATATTACAATATAAACAAGTTTTGGGATTTTTGATATACAGCAACTCTTTTTCTACCATCTTTTGTTTTACAGAAGAAGTATTGATAGTTGGCTTATTTCGGTGTTTATATGAACATTCGAGACAACAAAACTTTGGATTAATCGTTGGTTTGCCACATGCAGCACATGGTTTTTCTTTTAGAGTAGATGATTTTCTATAAATATCATTAGACATTGTCTTTTTCCTTTTATATTATAAGACTGTGTTTAGAGATACAAGATGTTGACGCATCTTGTATCTCGTTTATTTAGTTAATATGATCCAGTGACCAGAGATAGTAATGGCCCCGGCTGCAACCCGGGAAATCGGGAAACCGACGCGGATGCAAGCGCCGCCTGGATCTCCAACAAAAAATTATCTCGTGACAGCCGACTAAAATATGTTAATATACAAATATAAAGTTTAGAATTAAATGGACCGGTAGCTCAGAGGCAGAGCAGCGGGCTTTGGGCAAATGAGTAAAGCTCACTACAGGTGCAAGTCCTGTATGCCAAACCTAATCCGCGTGTCGAGATTTCGAAATTCTCTCGGTCCTCCAATTTTTGGGCTGGTATCGGAGTGGGGCTACAGCCATAAACTTCCTTCCCCGTAAAAGGGAAGTGCCCGTGAAAAAATTACGTGTGCGGTTAGCGCCGGAGCCGAGTCTATGCTGGACAACACTACGAGCATAGACATTGCGAGTCACGCATCCCAAGAGTAAGTGTGTTTGAGGGATGACGCACGTTACACACACATGCCCGCGTAGCCCAACTGGTAGAGGTAATGGTTTTAGAAACCAGAGGTTGTCGGTTCGAATCCGACCGCGGGTACCAAAATTTGAATCCATAGTTTAACGGCAAGAACAGGTATCTCTAAAATACTGGGTTGGGAGTTCAAATCTCCCTGGATTCACCAACTAAATAAACTTGATGCGGGTATGATGTAATGGTAGCGTGTTGGTATAAATAGTACATGAAACAGATTTATCGCTATCTATATCAGATCACCAACCACATAAATGGCAAAATTTACGTCGGCGTGCATGTCATCGACGATATAAATGATGGCTACATGGGATCTGGTAAAATCCTAAATGCTGCTATACAAAAACACGGAATTGAAAACTTTACCAAGACCATACTAGAGTTTTTTGAAACTTCAAATGATATGTTTCAAAAAGAAGAAGAGATTGTCAACGAGGCATTCGTTCAACGATCTGATACGTATAACATCAAGATTGGAGGAAAAGGTGGATTTGATTATATCAACTCTACTGGTAAAAACAAGAGAGCTGGATATAAACATTCAGCCGTAACAAAAGAAAAAATCCGTAATGCTGTTCGTGGAAAAGCAACGCAGGAAGCTAGAGAAGCATCCAGACAGCGACTTCTAAAAACTCCAATGGCATCGCGCCCAGGTGTAAAGGATAAAATGAAGAAGTCACTGTCCTCCAGAAGGCTTTTGCCAGAGCACAAGGCAAAGATTTCTGAAACGTTGAAAAACAAGGTTTTGTCTGACGAGGAAAGGGCCTCTCGGCAGCAACGAATGAATTCTGCTAGGATGAAGAAGCCAAAAATCGTTTCAAATGAAACCAGAAATAAAATCTCCTCTGCAAATAAATCAGCATGGGATTCTGGTAAACGTTGCAAACCTGTCCGAGACTGGAAAGGTATCCAATGTGATATCGATGCAGGTATGAAAAAGCGAGATATACTGGCTAAATATGGCATAGATAGACATGTTTTTGATAATGGTCTAAAACGTGGATATATCATGAAGAATAGTGC